TGCTCAAGTTCGTCCTGCCGCTGCTGCTGTGAAATCTCGTAGGCTGCCGACCGCCGTTCTGCTTCCGCCTGCTGCTCATATGCCTGAGCCTGCGCATTGGCAGAAGCCGCAGCGGCTTGGCCTGCTGCAACCTGTCCGAAGGCGCTTACAGCGGTTCCGATCAGGCCGAGGGTTGCGGGGTCAATACACATTGATCAAGGCTCCGCGTCAAAGGCTGGCGTAATTGCCCTTACCGTACATGGCCCAGGCCCAGAATGCCGGAGCTTCCACTGTCCACGGCCCTGCCAACCGTCATCGATCGGAACCATGTCGAGCGTCCCGGTAAAGAGGCTGATAGCCGCGCCTTCCGGGACAATGGTCTGCTTCCTGACCGGCTCCCACTTACCCTTTTGCAGGGAGGCAATCTCTAGCCCGTCGAGATCCGTTTCCATGACAGAAAGGTAAAGCCCGACGATCCGCTTCTTACGGCCCATCAGCGATCCGTCTCTTGCGCCAACGTCCAGTTCGAGGCTCGCGGCTTCCGCTACCATGGGAAGACCCACATGCACGCGAGAGGCGCTGATTCCAGACGGGAGGCTAACCGTGCCGTCCTCCACCACGCCCGTGTATTTCCTGCCATTGGCGAGGATATCGACAGTCTCACCTTCAAGGTGTTCGAGACCAGCAACGGCATTGACGAAATCGCCGCTATAGGACAGCCCGCAATCGACGTTGAAGACGTGGGAAGCCTCGCCGTATTCAAACGGCGGCTTCATCATCTCTATATATTTGACTGTCTCGCCATTGATGGTTCGCTCGACAATGAAGGTTACGTCGTCGCCACCCGTCTGGGCAGGCGTGACAACCACATCCAGAACCTTCCCGCCAACAGGATGACGATGGAAGCCGCGGACCTCCTGATCCGCCTGATAGGTGAACGCGAAGGGCTCCCCACCCGAAGTCGCCACCCAGGCAATGCTGTCAGGGCTCTCAGCATAGGAAATGTCGGTGATCCCGCCACCCTTCTTAGCGAGGTGTTCTGATATCTGGCTGGCATCCTGCGTCTGGAACCGGCCTGCACTATTGGACCCCATCTCTGCAATGGCGTAATTGTCGGAGGTCACGTACAGAAATGCAGAGCCGGAATTGATGGGCTTGATGTTTGAGCAACGGTGCGTCGAGGACGAACGGTTCTTGAAGCTGGATGGTGTCAGAGCCTCGTCAATACCAGAGCCGGAAAGAGCACGGACACCACCCATAGTGCCGATCGCGAGGTAACCGTCTGTGTCCTCCAGCCAAAGGATATCGTTAGCCTCATTGGCGGCCAGAACAAATTCAAGAGCATCGTCGTCCTTTTCGCCGGTAAGGAAGCTCTCAAAATCACCTGTCCTGGAACCATAAACCGAAAGCTTCGACGCGAAGAACAGCCGCTCCTCAAATAGCGCGACGGCCACGGGATAGCCTGTCACGCCAAACGCACCGAAGCTCCAAAGGTATGAGGCATTTCCGGAGCCAACGGTCTCTTCCGGGAACCGGCTCACAACGGTAGCCGTCACCTGGGTTGGGCTGGTGTAACCTGTAATCCTCGCAACCCCAAACCCGCTATGGAGATAGGTAAGGTCCACCCCTACGGTGTCTCCGTAGGAGGCGTCCGTGACGCCGGGGCCATCTGGCTCGGTGCCGCGGGTATGCGTCGGGGGCGTTGCGCCAAACCGCGTACTGACGTCCAGTTCGTTTGCAATACGGTAGACCCGTCCATCGTAACGAACTCGCTCTATGGCATCGTCTCCACCCGCACCAGCGACAACACCGTTTGCTTCCCACGGCTTCAGATCCGCGTAGGAGGCCATTTCAAGCTTGAACAGGTTACCCACGTCGGTAGACTGGAAGATAGCGCTATTTGCCGTGATGGTGATTGATCCCGAGACGGCCGAAGCGTAGGCCGTTATCGATTCCTCAAGGTTTCTGGCCGCGAAAGGCCCATCTTTGAACGTGACTGTCTCGACCGTCCAGGAATCGTTGTCCACGCGCGTGATCTTCCGTGGCGCATAACTGGGATGGACCACCCACATCACGTCGGACGACTGGGCAAACTGCAGATCTCGGACGTGAAGGTGGGACCATGGAGAGGCGAACTCCACGACGAACCCGCCATAGGCATAGACGCGGACGTACTGGTGGCCGAATTCCAGCCAGTAAGCCTGATCCTGAGAATAGACGAACGGAACGCCGCGAACGTTCTGCGCCGAGTTCCTCACCGGGGCAATGAAGCGAGTTCCGCCCCTCTTCCTGATCCCGCCATGGGGCAAGGTAATGAAGTTGGCGCACGACGACAGGCCAGCCCGATACAGGTCCAGCGAGGCGCGGGAATGCAGCCGTGGGGAGATTTCCCCGCGAACCATCGAATCCTGAACGGGAAACAAGCTCAACGCCAGCCTCCACCATGATAGGTGCGGGCATAGCCTAGCGGGTGACGTGCCCCGCCCCTCGCCTGTTCCCATAGGCCAGACGTTGACCGGCCAAGCTTTTGCACGGCATTGACCCGCAGAGCCGCGGACATCGCGTCTTTGTATGCCTGGCGCGCAACGTCGATCATGGATGCCTTGCCCGTGATGGCATGCGCAATCTTCATAGCCAGAGCAGCGGCCCACACATCAATGAACAAGGCAGGCATGTCATTGGGATCGACAAGATTTCCGACGTAGCGGATCTTCCGACCACCGCCGAGCATGGTGAAAATCTGGCTACCCTCTATGCGCCAGTCGATCTCATCCTGCATGTCGTTGACGACGGGGAGGACGCGGAGGGCATCGGCCGGCATTTCATAGGCATAGGCCCATGGCTCAACACCAGTCTCGGAGGGATCAACTTCCTTTGATAAGACCGCGAAGTTCCACACGACCTTCGTCAATTCGGCTTCCCGCGTGACCTCGAAATGACGCCTCAACAGCCGAGCGGACTTCACGTCCTCTTCAAGGCTGTCGATCGGTCCCTCTGTGAGGAGGTCCAGCGCAATGTTCGCAATGTCTTCGCGGGTCAAAGCAGGCATGGATCAGACCCTGTTCGGCTGGAGGACGGGACGGGATTGTTTCTTCTTCGGCCGGTAGCCGAGAGCCATGCCCGTAGACTCCTGCTGCTTAGGCGCCACGTAGGGCATATTCGCGCTGACGATGTTCTTGCGCCGACGTTTGATCGGAGCAGGCTTCGCGTCAGGCATAGGGGTAAAGCTCACCTTCGGCGGTCTGCCGCGGCGCTTTGGTACATCTGTCATGGGTATCTCGATCAGCTCGCACGGCGGCGCTTCTGCCGCTTCAGGTACGCAATAAGGCGGATGAGAGCGCTGCGCTTCTTGTTGGAAAGTTTCGCCATCAACTCTTTCTCCAGAAACGAGAGGGGCGGCTGCTACACCGCCCCAATCAATCAGGCCTCAGTTGTCCTAAGGGCGATGAAGGGCACGTTCTTCTTGTCGGCCGTCGCACGATCCCAGGACGTTGCGGTCGCCAGTTCCGTGTCGGTTGCAAACTCGTCTGCCGGCGTGCCGACATACGTGAAGCCCTTGATGTGCGGGACGAAGTGACGACGCGAGACGACTTCCGTCACACCGCCACCATGGCCGGCGCGGGGCTTGCGATCGACTTCGAAGGGACCGCCCTCCAGCTCGACCGGGAGTTCCGCCCAGTGGATCGCACGATCTGCGAACATGAAGGCGGTATACTCGTTGGTCGCCACCGGAATGTCGTCGTCAACCACGACGCGGAGACCCTGGTAGTAGGGCAGCAACATCGGCTTGTCCGACTGGGACGCCGGCAGGTAGTCGATCAGTTCACCCTTGCGGAGAACCGCCATCTGCTTGGAGTGCATCCAGATGGTGGTGAACTTGTCGGCGCGGTCGCCCATGATGTAAGCCGCGTCGATCAGGTCCGTATCCGCGATTGTGGCGTTCGTGTCGCGCACCAAGTCGCCCGAGTCATTCGCCACGTTGTCGGCAATGATGCCGTTCAGCATGGAGATGAGGGTGCGCTTGTGGGCGCGCTGCCAGTACGCAGACTGACGCTGGGTCAAGATGCGCATCGGGTCGTCGCCGGCCAGAACCGCAGTCAGGTCCGCAATCCCCCAAGCCTGGGCACGGATGTTGCGGGCTGCACGTTCCTTGCGGGACGTGAGCTTCTTGACTTCGATCAGGTCAGTCGGGTCGTCGTTGACCGGCTCGGACGGGATGTTGGCGAGGTCATGCCACATCGGCATATCCACGACATAGCCGCCGTTCGCTAGATTTGCTGTGATTTCCGTGTCGGAATACATGATCCCGGCCTGGAAGATATCCATCTTCTGGACGCTTTCCTCGAACTGGTAGCGTGCCCAGACAGACGGGACGAAGGTATCCGCAATGCGGGTATATGCATCAGCCATTTCAGTGGTTCCTCATGGATGATGGCGCTACTTGAGGCCCCAATTCCGGGGGTCCTCGCCGGCCTCTCTGGCCAGTCGCGCCGCTTTTTGAGGGTCGCTTTTCACGAGTGCGGAAATCGCGGAGACGTTGCGCGCGCCCTTGAACGGGTTCTCCGTCGAGACAGACGCGTCATTGCCGATGGTGTCTTCTGCAAACATGCTTTCCCCGATCGCCGCAAATGCCTTGGCAATCTGCGGATCGGTGAGGGAGCCATCAGCCAGGAGGAGACCTGACTTCTGGAATCCCTCCAGCAGTCCGAGTTTCTTGACCGCCCTGTCTGCTAGCTGGTGCTTCTGCTTGAAGCCTTCGCTGTCGGACGGTCCCCATTCCTTCGTCAACTCGTCCGAGGTGCGGGTGACGGCCTCTGCCTGCGCTTGTCGCGCTGCTGTGAGGCGATCGGCCTGCATCTTGGCATAGCCTTCGAGGATGCTCTGAGCCTGCTTCGGGGGAACGCCAGCGTTGAACGCCCAGGCCTTAAGCGCCTGCTCGCCTTCGCTGTCCCACGGCAGATCTTCAGGGAGACCTTCGGGACGCTTGAACTCGTACTTGTCTGCGGATTCTGGACGGCCGAGCTTGGAATAGAACTTGTCCCATTCCTCCTGCGGAGCGTCGTCTTTCGGCACTCGGAGGGATGAGCCTTGGGCCTTCTCCAGTTCCGAGTAGGAAGCGAGAACCTTGTCCAGGTCCTCTGGCGATTTCCAGCCCTTGTTTTCTGCAAGCTTGCGGTTGTCTTCGGAAAGGCCGTCAAGAAAGCTTGGAGCCGGTGAAGCAGTAGACCCGTTGTCTGCCGCCGGTTGCGTCTCTGGGTTGCCCGCCGAAACAGCGGAAGGCTGCTCCACGGACCCTTCGGTCGCAGAATCTGTCATGGTAAAATGTCCTCGGTTGGGGTACTATTCCGCCTCACACCGGAGGTTTGGAATGCGAGAATTCTTCAAGCTTATCGACATGCTAAACCCGGCCAGACGCTTCGGCATCTCGCAGGATTTGGATCTGATTAGCGAGCGGGTTAAGGCCCGACTTGAGAACGAAGATTTTCAACGCCGCGTTGATGAATATGAGAGGCAGGTTCTGGCCACCCTCACAGACCATCAGCGGGCCTTACGCGCCGCCTTCTCTAGCTCAAGCAACTGAGCATCCGTCATGTCGATGCAGTCGAGGATCTTCCGGATTGGCTCCTGCCTCGCGGCGTGAAGAGCGCAATGGAGTTCAAACCCCTGCGGCGTTCCTGTCTTCTGCATCCACTGTGCGTAATTCGGAGGGCGAAAGAAGCCAGTCATGGCCGTGAGGTCGGACATCACGATATCCGCGTCCTCTTTGCTCCCCTGCCCTGAGAACATGCGCTGATAGGCTTTGATACGAACCAGTTCCGCAGCTTGCGGGCTAGCGGCTACGTCCTTTGCCGTGGTTATCTTCCGCGTCATGCGTTACCCGCGGCCATAAGCTGCTGAAGCAATCCGGCGTCATTCGCCGACTTCGCAGCGTCAGCCGTCGTCTTCGCAGTCTCTGCAGCCTGTCCGATAGCGCCCATGCCCAACTGCGCCTGTTGAGCCTGCTGCTTCTGCTTGCGGATCTCCGCAACTTCTTCGGGTCGGCGGAATATCTTCGACGGCGAACGCCCTGCCGACTGGATAACCCGCAGCGCCTCGTCAGCGTCGATGTTGTCCATGATGCCGGGATCAACCTGTGCAAGGCTGGCTGCTGTCTGCATGACCTGAATCGTGTCCCTCGCCTCTGCCGAACGCCGCAGGATATCGAGCGGGCTTGTGAATGTTGGTCGAACGTTCTTGCCGGCGAGCGATTCAGGAGGAACGAAGCGGGAGCCTTCCTCGTAAATGCCCTTGGCTTCGAGGATGGACAATTCCCGATCGAGGTTCGTCGCCAGACCGCGCTGGATGACCGCACCCGCTGGACCGAGCAAGGCGCCCTTCTCTTCCTGTCGGATCAAGGCTTCAGTTGCCGTCATCTGCGGGTTGTTGATGAGAACCTGGAAAAGGTTCACGAACATCATGTCCTTTACATCTTCTGACCGTGCCTGGGCATAGTCGAAGGCGTAGGACGGATTTTGCCCAGTGCTGATCGGCTGGATGAGCATGTTGCCCGCATCGCTCATCAGCCCCGGGTAGGCCTCACCCGGATTGAGTACGGGCACGAAATCCAGATCAGGAGAATGAGCCAAAGCTGGGTCGGTGATCTGTTGCAGCGCACGAAGGCCAGAGCGACGGACGGCATTCAGTTCACGCACCGTCACCAGCGCACGAACCATCGGCCCCATGCTGTAGGTTTCTCCCTCGTACCGCTTCCAGTCGAAGGTGGAGATTGGGAAGCTCTGGAACGGCCGCTCCTTGAGGATTGACTGTTCCTCGTCCTCCAGGACGTGATAGCTGACGAATGGGCTATCCAGATAGACGCGCTCGCCAGCCAGGGAATACATGCGGCGCTCATTGCGAGGCTGGATGGCCTGGATGATCGTTACCTTTTCCAGGCACTTCACCGGGTCTGCGGCGCGGTCCTTCAGCTTCGGAGTAAGCTTGTCATAGCCCACCATCTGCGCAACCTCGCGAATGGTGCGGGCATAGCGGCGATGGAAGATATCAACATCGCCCCAACGGTTGCGAGCGATATACCCCTCGTTGATCGGGATAGACGAATAGCGCAGATGCGTGTTGCCGAAGCCTTCCTCTGCGTAGAGATAGGCAGGACCGAACCGCACGACGTTGGAATAGACGCCCTGTATGGCGGGAACGAAGTGCGAGGCGGCGCTGTACCGAAGCGAGAACAGGTAGTCACGGACGCCTTCCGCCCATTCCTTCTCTTCCTGCGTCTCCTCGTCGTTGTATTCCTCTGTGGTGAGGCCGTGCCACTTCTCCGACTGAGGCGTGATAAGGCTCTCAAGCCCCGCCGTCAGCCGATCCTCTGCCGAGGCAATGGTGTTGTCGAACACGAGGGAGCCATACCGCTCTTGACGTTGGCCGGCGTTGCTCTCCTCCCGCATGGAGGCCTTGCCGCGCCAGTCCATCTCAGGCGCATCGGGGCAGCAGAACTCGCTGACTTGGCTCCAGACGCGCTCATAGTGAGAGCGAACCTGTTCCATTTCATCCTGACGCCTGAGGATGTCGCGGACGCGTTCGGACTGTTCAGCCATTCGGTAAACCTCGGGTCTTCTTCATGGCTAGGAGAAGCTCTTGAACCAAGGCAATGGTCTTGCCATCTTTCGTGAAGATCGTTGCGCGACCGTCGCTGTCGGGATACGGCTCCCCCGTGATCCCCATGCGCTTGAGCTGCTTATCCCAAGCCTCCTCGCTAGGACAAAAGCAATACTCAACGGGCTGCCATCCTCTATCGCACCAGACCACGGAGTTAAGGTTCATCAGACGCCCAACTTCACGCCCTGAGCGGTACGCTGCTGACCCGCAACTTGGTTAGGGTTCAGGTCGCTCACTCGAGTAGCAGCAGTGCCAGCAGACTGGCGAAGGCGTTCTTCCTCCAACTGCTGCTGACGGCGAACCGCGTCGTCATCCACGTTCGGGGTGGCCGGGAGAGGCTTGACCTCAGGTGGCTTGAACATATTACCGATGCACATGGTCAGATCACTCCAATGACGTTGAGGGCGCCGAGTATCCAGAAGATCAGGGAGAGGCCCATGAAGATGGTATTCAAGCGAGAGGAGAGTCCCACGTCTGCGTTTTGACGCCGACCCTCGACGCAGTAGACCGCGAAGAGCTGCGAGAGGTAGGCTGATCCCGCCGAAAGAAGCGCGGCGGGCAGCGCCCATTCAATCTCGGGGCGCATAAGTCCAGCCGCAGCCAGAATCGCGAGAGCGAGAATAGCAAGGATGTAGAGGCCAAGTTCCGTCATCGTGTTCATTGTTTCGTCCAATCAAAAAGAACAAACGTTTCGCCGCCTATTCCAAACATAGGCAATTCACAGCGTTCCGTCGCCCCCATCATCTTCAGCCACTTCCGGGCCATGGTGTGGGAAGCCAAGGCGCGGGCCTCTACACGGTGGGCGCCGTAGCTGATAAGCTCAGGGATCATCTCGTTCCTGACGAAGCGCGTGATAGCTGGGACGGCCTTTCCTATCCCGTCGCTTCCCCACGACCATGCGGCCCAAAGATGCTTGCCGATGATCCGGTTTGCCCCGAATGCAGCAACCGGGTTGCCGTCATTCAAAGCCACATAGACGACATCGCGAAGGTGCATTGCCGCCAGGTCGATGTAGTGGACCGGACCGATCATGGCCTCAGCTTCACGCCGGTCATCCTCCCTGAGACGGGAGGCGATGAAACTCAAATCCCGGAAGGTGCCGGGAACGATGGTAATCACGCAGCAGCGACAGCCGCGCCGAGCGTGATACGGAGCCAGGCACTGCCGTTCGAGTACGCGAGGCAGGGCGAACCGGCTGCACCGTTCGAGACGTACACCAGCTTGCCGGTGTGGGCCGAAGCCGCCGGCAGTCCTGCGACAGCATAGCTGTCCAGACGGATTGCATCGTCAAGAGCCGTGGTGATTGACGCGGAGCCAGTCTGGCCACGCTTGAGGGTCTGTGTGAGTGCCATTTGTCTATCTCCTTGTTCGATAGGCGCCGAGAGGGTCGGCTATGCGGGTTTCGCGCTTTTTGAATGCACTGGGCTTCACGATGGCATGACGGAGAGACATCACCGCATACCGGGTAGCAGCCATCAGGTCGTCATGCTCTTTCACGACCTTGCCGTCCTTGCGGTGGTAAAGCCGGAACTCCTCGAACCAGTCAGAGAGATGCGAAAATACCTTGAACCGGCCGGTCTCCATTCGCTCCAGAATGTCGAACAATCCAGCCTCGACGCCTGTTGACCCATCGGCGAAGGACGCATGGGAGCCGAGCATCTTCAGCCCGTTACCCTTGTATTGCTTGGCCAGTGGTTCGCCGCTGTCCTTCGAATGCTGCAGACCGTCGTGAGGCCATGCCCAGGGCAACCAGTCTCCCCAAGCAATGAGAGACTTGGCATGGAGAATAGGAGTCTCTTGCCGGGCTCGATACGTTTTGGTGACGTAGACCACATCGCCTTCAGGATCGAACACAAGCTCAACCGCGGCGAATGGATGGTCCCAACCAAAGTCCATAGCCCCGATACGAGGCCAGAACTCCGGAAGCCGAAAGGCTTCAATTGATATGTCTTCTTCCGCAACCGGGAAGATACGGCCAGAGCCGAGAACCGGAACACCCTTGGTTCGAGCTTCCCGCTCGTGAGGAGGATATGACGCAATGATCTTCGCCCGCTCTTCCGGGGAATAGTGCTCCGCGTCATCGATCGTCATGGTCGTGACGGCGCGGTCAGGATGCGTTTCCATCACGAACCGCCTGACGACCTCAGACATGCCCTTGAGGGGCGTGAACGTAACGGCGATCAATCCGCGAGTGGCGTTCGTTCTCGTGATGCCCTCGAAATAGACATCCTCTGGCGGCTCTTCATCGAACCACACATAATCGACCGTGTTCGCCTGCCATTTGCCCCTGCCCTGCTCGTATGCCTTGAACAGAAGCGTAGACGTGCCGCCTGACGAATGCTTGACCGTCACCGTATCTAGAGCGCCAGAAACGCCAGATCGTCGCGTGGTATCAACGATGGATGATTGAGGAATGAAGCCAGTGCCCCATTCCTCTTCGCTCATTGGCGGGCCAACCATGAGGCGCTGTACACCGTCCCTGGTCAGTTCGTATGATTCAGAACCGGCCAGCATCACGATCGGCTTGGTGAAACGATGTCCGTCCCAATCATCGGGGTAGGCGCCTGTCAGATGCATCGCGCCTTCCGCAGCACCAGCCAGAGTTTTCCCCAACTGGTTGCCGGCCATGAACAGGCGCTCACGATACGAAGCGCCTGCCAGATGGAATTCCCTCTGCTTTGCGTAGGGCTTGTAGGTAGCCAGTCGGTTAGTGCGCCGTCTGCGGTCCAGTTCCGCCAACAGCATCGCCTGCTCCTTGAGCATCAAGGAAAGGTCGGATTGCGGAATCAAGGGACCGGATGCGCTGGATAAGCTGGTCATCCGTCAAATCATCCATCTGGTTGATGTTCACGTTCAGATCCTTCGGGAGGATCGAGGCAATGACCTTCAGGTACTGGTCAGGCTTCTCATCGCGAACCTTGGCAATGACCGAGACGCCGTGCTCGTTGAAGTCCTCGTGAAGCGCTTCGATAAACGCCTCGCCTAGCTTGTTACGGGCGCCCTTGGGTCTACCGGGATTACCTGGCTTGAACTGGTACTCTACAGGCGGAGTAGGCTTGCCCGTTTTCTCCCCGTTATTTCGGGTATCCTCAGACATTGCTCCACCTTCTTGCTACGTCCATGAGATCGATACCGTGAGCGTTAGCCCAGCGGCATACAGCAAAGACCGCAGCCTCTTCTTCTCGCCAGTGCTTGTAGAACTTGCCTGATGCGACTCCCTTGAGTGTGGGAGAGGCATCGAGGCAGAGGAGATGAGACAGCAGCGAATGAACAGCGTCATGGTGAGCGTTCATCGATCGGGCATCAGGATAACCTAGCTCCCTCGCCAGATCAGCCTGCCCTTCCTGCTCCCTGTGTTCTGCTGGGACAAGACCACCGTCTGGAAGGCGGGTCCAGGTAATGCCCTCTGACGTGTCAACGGTTACCGTGACCTCGCCAAAGCGGAAGGTTTCAGCCGTCTTGCCTTTCATGCGCTCTTGGGTGAACCTTTGGTGCCGGGCGTTCTTCAGGACTGGCATGGGGTTACCTTGTGGAGGATGGAATTGGAAGAAATAGAAATTGCCGGTCAGGTCGTACTGACGATGGGCGGCAGCGTAGTGACGATGGACTACGTCAACTGGCAAAATCGAGCATGGCTTGCGCCGATCTGGATCGAGGATATCGTCAGCGGCCGTATCCGCCCTCTACGGCTAATCGCTCCTCGAATGGCGCCGGGATTCACCGCGCCTCCTGGCGCCGGCATGCTGCAGATCTTCCAACAAATGCCGTTGCCTGGAACCGTCTACGAGCAGGGGCATATACCCGATGAACTTTCCAACATGGTGGAAATCGTAGAAAACCCACCTGTGTTCCGCCACGGCTGACCCTCTCCGTTTCCGGGGCGGGGCTGTGGTGGTCGGGAGTACCGGCAGACGCGAGAGGCGCAATCCCCTCGTTCTATGCGGACGCCGGCTACCGTCGATACAGATAGCTTTCGTCTTCCCGATTAGTCCGGCTTTCGCCGGTAGGACCGCTCTACACGGCCTTGGCCTGTGGAATGGCTCGGAATTTAGAGCGCATTTCTCCTACCGCCTATTTGGCGGTGGCCCGGCGATAACCGCTCTGGACAGCCACGTCAGTCATGCGCAAATCAGTTGCGCACAATATTACGACGCCCTACGTAGATTTTCAAGAGGGATATCCACACTTGTGAAGCTGCCAAGCATTTCGATCACAGCCTTGACCTTCCCCCGGCTGGAAGGACCGAGAACGCGAGCCATCATCCCCTCGAATGGGGCGCCATCCGCAATGACGGCCGTGGTGTTCGGAGGGAACATCTTCTCCAACTGACGGCGCGGGAGCTTTTTGTCTTTGGCTGCTTCATGCCGGATACGTTGCTCACGCTGTTTCAGGAAGCGCTCGTACGCCTCATGCTCTGCGTCCATCAATGAGCCGATGTCGTCCAGGCTGAAGCTAACAGGTGGCATTTCCTTGACTGGCTTCAGTAGGCACATGACGCCATCTATCGCCCTCACCTCCTCGAAGTTCATCCGAGGCAGGTTCACAAAGGCATAGCCCACAAGCATGGGGAAACGCTTTTCCATCCACTGCTTTGTGCGATGGTGCTTTTTCTCAATGCGAAACGACGGCATGAAGCATTCGATGCCCTCTGTCCTCAGATTGCGCTCGATGATGCTCTCCAGCCTGTGTTCTTCGTTCGCTGCATCCCACTTGGATGCCATGCGCTGAAACCCGGGCTTTACCCGGATTGCGTACCAATATGTACCCGCCGCTTTCATGTCCCGCCCTCGTGGTTGGTGGTTATTGTACCCGGCGCCATCCAGCACCGCGCCGCCATTCATATTTGCGAGTCTGATCCCATGGAGTGCTAACGATCAGCAATGGGAACGACAGCGCCCACCACGCAGAGATAACGTCTTGCCAAATCAGCGCCGAAAGAACTCCGACAGCGAAGGAAGCCCAACCGAAAGTAATATTCCATTCCCCACTCATTCCGATGCCTCCATCCTGTACGGGTCATCTGCTGCTGCCATAAGCTGCTCGATCTTCCGCACAGCGTGAATGCAAGTGGTATGATCGCGACCGCCGAAGAACCGGCCTATGACGGGGTACGAGAGATCCGGACGGCGATAGCGGATGTGGTACATGGCGAGCTGCCGAGCGGCTGTGATGTTGCGCTTCCGGTGAACGCCCTTCAGTTCCGCCAGCGTGACGCCGGGGAAGTCCTGCAGGACCTCGTTCGCTATATCCGTCATGGAAGGCTTCTCAGGCTCTGCCGAAAAGTCCGTTTCGATCTGTTCTTTCTCTTTTGCCAGGAGATATTGCCGATACAGGATGACGTGGTGGTTGAACTGCAGCGGGGACAGCTTCCATTGTGGCGCCATGACGAGGCGATGCTTTGCCCGCAACCCTTCGACCAGAATAGGCTCCGGATCTGGCGCTGCGACTCTGACGTACCGATTAGCCGCCTTCTGTGGACCGTAGAGCTTCGCCTTTATTGCGGCGTAGTGCGCCCTCTGTCCTGCTTCTGTTGATAGTGCTGGGGTCATCGGAAACTCCGGTCTGCACGAACAAGTTCTGCCGCAAGATATTCCTCGCGACTCTGGTAGCGCTGGAGGTGTGCTGTGTTGACGATCTGCTGGGGAGCCTTGGGCTGTGGTGGCTCCCATTCATCGCACCAATGGCCTCCGCGAAGCCAAGGGCCGGGATGCTTGTAGGCTTGCCAGTCGGGCTTGCAGGCCACATACTTTGCGATGGCTTCCAGCATCACCTCAAGGGTCGTAAGCTTGATTGCCTTCTCGAAAGCCTTCTCGGCATCCAGCTTTCCCTTCTTGTTCGGGTAAGATGCCCAGAAGGCGTTGAACTGCTCCTGTCTCGTCATGCTGCTGCCCGCCTCTTCTCTAGAGCCTTGACGTATGCGCCGCGGATCTCCTGGAACCGGGCGATGTCGTATTCCTTGGTTTCAATCTCGATATCGGGGCGAGGACGCTTGCTGTGCTTGCCGTGGTCCTCTAGCCATGTCTCAGCGCTGGCAAT